CCCCGCTACATCTTCGCAACTGATGTTGTAGCTTCGATTTGAACTTCATCATCTACAACATCAGTTGCGAAGATGTAGCGGGGTTCGGTCATGTAACCGGCTTTGGCCATGACTGGGCCAGAAAAAGTCGTACGACTCATTGTAAATACCTCATGCACGAGTTGCCCATCAGTCTGTGCATCGTCCGCCGGGTCGGTCTGCTGGGCTAAAAATAGTTCCCGGGCTTAATTGTTTATAGCAAAGGCTCTAACCCTTGGCAAGTTAAATTTCGTTCTTAATCAGGACGCCATGAAACGAAGCCGACACAGAATTAGGCTGGTTCTTGCTGCAAATAGCTGTTGCGTCAATATCAGTCTTTTCTGGCACTGCAACAAAGTAGTTCCAGTCGTAGTCAGCACGGGAGTTATTTAGCGTGGTTTCAGCCACCGTCAGCCACACTCCACCAGCAGGGCGGATGCGTAATTTACCAAGCAAAGTCTGGTTGGTGGACTCCGCCGCGTGAGACAGTTCACCATGCTGCAAGTACAGCGTGTAACCAGCAGGAACAGTATAAGCAAAGTTTGATGTGCGGTTATCGCCGTCATTGATGTAGGCGTAAGTTACACCGTCATTGGCGAAGGGCAAGGTGCCAGTCAAGCTTTTTGTTCCTACATTAATTACGTCGTTCACACGGAAAAAAGACTTTGTCGTAACACCAACACCAGACGAGTTCAAAACGATAACTTCAGAAATCTCGTTGTAGCTGGCGTCCAGCCCGTTAATTAGGAATGCGCAGTTCTCGTCTGTACCCGCTGCCGAACTTGTCGCAGTCAAAATAACTGCAGCTGTAGGAAATGGGAAAATGCCACCGGAGTTCCATATAGATTCCGCCGCGTTTCTGATGTCAGAGTTATAACCAAATCGTGTAATTGTGCGATGGTAAGTAATCTGTCCACGAGCAACCTGAAGCTCGAAAGGTTCGACTGTGCCTATACGACTGATGGAACTTGTTTGAGCGGCCATGGTGTGTCCTTGTGAACAATATTAAAGAAGTTTAGCAACTACAACGCTAGTTGTGTACCCATTTTTTATGTCCCACGCCAAGCACCTTGTACAACTTATTTTTTGCCGCGTAGTCTTTTTCCGGCATACCAGTCTTATGGGGCTGCAACGAGTATCTACTGTGTCTATCTAGTTTACTTGCATCCACCCACCAGTAGTCAGGGTCGGTAATGCCCTCTAACTTAAAGCCTGCGGCCCTGTAGCTTTCCCCATCACCCCAACGTAGATCGGAGTATGAAATCAAGTCTCCATCAGGAAAATCATTGCGAAACGCTTTAACTAGCCGAGATATAGCCCCGACAACACGCCCCCTAGACACATACCGCAGTAGTTCCCACCCATTGTTACTGAACCGCCCTTTGCCAAATGTAGCGAGCGCAACAAGTTCGTTGTTGTAGGATAATCCATAAGAGTTTACTAATGTAGACCCCGCACCTTGGGTGTGGTTTAACTCTAAGAACTGGCGAGCCTGCGCAGTAGTGGGGCGAACAACAGTGCACTTCCTAGCAAAGTATCGCTCAGACACCCCCAGTATAGCTTTGAGCCGGTTCTCCACAATCTCCCGTTTGTTCTTCCACTCATCATCAAAAATCTGTATGAGCTTTACGCCTTTAGCGCTGCTCTGCTCCCACTTCTCTCGAGTTTTATTGCCGACAAGCTCTTCGCGGTGGTACCACGACCCGTTGTACTCGATACCTATGTTTTTGGCTGGAATGTACACGTCTATCTCAAACGGTGAAATAATAGATGTATCATTGCAAGTCACGTCAAACCCCAAAGAAACAATAAAATCTGCGAGTTCTTGCTCTCCCTTTGACACCCTACCTACGCACTTAGGGCACCCAGCACCTTTCAAATGGTTTGACGGGGTCTGCTTAAACTCCCCATGCACGGCGCACTTTATCCGTATGTTCTTGTGCATACCGGACAGCCCAGACATGTACTCATAAGTGTCGCCGTGAACTTCTTTGGCGCGAGTCAAAAACTCGCTGACCCCAAGCTGGGTGCGTTTACCGTTCTTCTCGTACCCACAAGCTTTACACCCTTTACCTGCAACGTGCTGGTACACCAACTGAGAAAACTCACCATGTACGGGGCACAGGATTCTGGCCTTTGTGCGGCTGTTATAGATGTGTTGTTCTGGGTACTCGTAGGTGTAGTTGTGCACTTTTGAAGCCGCTTCTACGAAGCTCTTAAACGAGTGTGAACGCTTTTCTCGCCTAGCAGTAACACCGCACTCAGGGCAGCCGCAGCCGTTGCGGTGATTGTTCTCTTTTTGAACGAAGTCACCGTGCTCTGGGCACGTGATTGTTATGTGGGCACCGTAAACAGTGTAGTCCGACTTAGAGTAGTCATACCTGTCGCCGTGAACGGCTCTAGCTCGTTTAATCCACACTTCAGTTGTCAGCGCAGGCTTCCCCATAGTACCCCCCTCTGTTTAAGTGTATACAGAATACTAGCCATATCGGTATCAGTCAAGTAGTGATTACGGGCAATAAAAAAGCCCCTCCGAAGAGGGGCCTTCTACTCAACTAAGCTGTGCTTAGAATGAGCCCGGGCTTCCGAAAATGCCCAGCGGATCGCTTACACCAAATGAATAGCGCTCACGAGCCTTGTAACGGACGTTACCGGTATCGAAGTCACCGTCCATGCCAGTGGTCATCTTGGTACGAACAAAATGCTTCATGCCGTTAGGTACATCTGTGGTCAAGAACCATGCGTTCGGATCAGTCAACCAGTGGTTAACCGCAAAGCCACCGGGGATGGTGCCGTTGTTGCGCATTGCGTTGATGTCGTTATCAGCAGTACTAACGCGTTGCTCAGACTCAAGAATACGAGTCGCAACAAACATCAGTGACGGCGGGATAACCAACTTCTTCGGTTTTGCAGCAATCAACAGACCACGCTCGTCAGTCCAAGCGGCGATCTGGATGGTAGCGGCTTCCAGTGAAGTTTCGTTCAAGTCAGCACCAACAGTGGGGCGGTTGGAGTTCGCACCACCAGAGATCAGCGGGTGATCTGTAGCGCAGAGAACTTTACCGTCACCGTAGGTCGGGCCACCAGTGAACGCGTTGTTCAACAGAGAGGCAGCTTTAACCTGCTTGGTGTAGGCCATAGAACGAGCCAGAGCCTTGGTATAGCGAGAAGACAGACTGTCATACAGGTTGTCTTCGATAGCTTCCTCAGTCAGGCTGAAACCCATAGCAACGGTTTCGTGCGTATAGCGAGCGGTGAAAGCTTCTTGGGCGTTATCGTATGCGATAGCGGAACCTTCCTGCTTAACCGGTGCAATACCGAAACCAGACAGCTTGGTTTCTTCTTCAAATGAGCGATCAGAAGTCTCAGTGTCGTAGATTTCTTTGTGCTCATCGGGGTAGCGATTGTACTCCATGCCGAACAGGGCGTTCAGACCTGGCAACAGCTCTTTAAGTAGTTGTGCGCGTGAAATAGCCATGTCTTACTCCTTATTCAGGGTCAGCTACGCCGAGGCCAGCTGTGTACGCGTGTGAAGAAGGATTGAACTTAACAATCACATCAGTAAACGCGTCACCAACTTGAGACTCAACGCTGTTAACAAAATCTACCACTTTGAAAGCGATAGTAGCGGTTACAGCACCTTCTGATGCGTCAAGAGCGATCTTTGAACGACCAGTGGCGGTGTCACCAGCAGTCTGAACAACAGGGAAGTTCTTGTGCAGATCAGTTTGTGCCAGTGCGCCGTCAGCCTGAATTTGAAACAGAGCTTGCGGATCATCACAAATCACAGCCAGAGCGTCAGCTGAAACAGTATTGGCAGGCCAGTAGTTGTTGTTCAGCAGGTACTTCAAGCTAGGATCGGTGTATTGGCAGCCGAGAAAAACACCAACAGTGCCAGCAGGGAACTTGTCAGCATCAGAACCGACGTTAGTTACCTTGGCGATGGTGCCATCCAGACCAACAGCGACGATGTCGCCGTTAAAGATGTTGGTTGCATAACCAGAAGCAATCTTAATCATACGGGTAGAGCCTGCAAAGACTTGACCGCCGATAAGGTTGATCGGGCGCAGACCATAGGGGGCAGCAGTAGTTGCCATATCAGTCTCCTAAAAGTTAAAAAAGTTCCTGACTCTTACGAGCCACGACCAAAAGTGACAGACGATTTGCTCTCTTTAAAAAGAGGCATACGAGAGTCGTTTTCACGCATGAGGGCAGAATCTACGGACTCAATCTGTGAACGGTCGTTGTTCTGATAGTAAGCAGTGCGCTGTTCTACCAGTTCAGTTGGCGTTTTACACAGAATCAATCCACCGACTTCAACCATACCAGAGTTCTTGGCGTCATTATCGACATTCAATGCAAGCTCTGGATGATCTTCCAATCGGCAAGGCTCCCATCCCTCACGGAAGCTACGCGACACGTTAGTCGGATCGCTGGTTCCTAACATGGACTTACGAACCCAACGGAACGTGTACCCCTCAATCGGAGTAGGCGCTGGCAACAAATCAGCCGGTTGCCACAGCTTCTTGCGCGAATTTGCTTCGCGGGTTTGCAGGTCACGGTTTTCGCGTACATCGGTTTTTTCACGAGACATAATTAAGCTCCCATCTGTTTAACAAGTTCCTTAGCATATTGCTCAGGAGTGATACCTAACCGTTTCGCAAGAGCGACCTGCGTTTGAGTCAGCACTACTTTCTTACCTTTAGGCGATCTGCCCACTGGCGCGACAACAGTAGAGGGTTGCCGCTTTTTAGCCCCAAATCTCTCTGGGAACAATTCTCTCATGCGAGCATCAATTCGCTCGTAATATTCATCAGTCTGAGGACTAACGCCCTCTTTGACCAATTTGTTGTGGAATCCGAGTGCAAAACTTGTCATCTCGTCATCCGAGCCAAACCACTTGTTTTTCTCACTCCAGTCAACTACACGTTGATCGAGCTGTGGTCTAACTTCTTGAGGTTGTGGCCTCTGTTGTTCTTGATATACCGCATTTTCCTGCGGCTGTAAAGCATATTGTGGGCGGTACTGACTTACACGGTCGAAATCCAGTGTCGACATGTTCAGCGCTTGCTGGGCTTCCATCAGCTTTTCTGTATCACCTTCTTCATACGCACGCTTGTACGCAGATTTAGCCTGCTCCATCTGCAACGCTGCACGCTGTTTAGCCTGCTCCAGTGCCCAAACTTCGCCTTCTACCAGCGCTTTCTGGTACTTCTGGCGTTCTGCGTATGCCATTTGAGCAACTTTAGCAGCCTCATCACGCTCTCTCAGGGCGGCTTCTTTAGCACGACGCTCGTCATGCCACGCTTTCTTCATCTGGTCAATGCGCTGTTGAACTTTAGTAGAGTATTCCTCTACATCTTCTTCCTCCAGCTGCTGCTTGACCTCATCCGGTAGCGGTTTACGATTTCTATCCTGCTCAGGAGTATCATCAACAACTTCAATAGCAAGATCGTCATCGTCGTTAATTTCCTCACTGGGGTCGTTAATAATTACTTGGTCTTTGTCGTCCAAGTCTAACTCTTGCATGTACTCTTGATTAGCCATGATTCACCTCAAACGCGACTGTAGCCACGAGGATCACTAACAACACCTTCAACGGTATCATCATTAATGAGCCTGTACTCTTTGCCGTATAGTTGAAAACGCGTGCCTGAATAAGCACGGATAATGACGAAGTCACCCACTTGACACCAAGCGCCGTTAGGGAACTTCTTGTCGTCTTTGTACGCATCTGGACCCATGTCGAGCACAACAGCAACAACTGTTGAAATCTCTTCTTGTCTGAGTACAGTCGCGGCCTTGACGAGGCCACTGTCGCCGTAAGTCTCTTCAACTTGCGGCAGTGCAATTAACAGCTTGTATCCACAAGGCTTAGGCAGCCCCGCTTCAATTTGCTCATCGGATGGTGCAGTCTGTTCGACTGTTGACATATATTACTCCTTATCGTAAGCAACCCGTAGGTCGTTAAGTTCACGTTCGACAAATGCCAGCCCGTGTATGATGCCTACCATGTAGCGGTAGTTATCAAAGCTTGAAGCCCCACCCGTTGCGAGCGCGTCGCTGATGCGGTCAGACTCTTCTTTGATTCGTTTTTGCAAGTGTTGTGCGAATTGGTCAATCATTCGGTTCACCTTTTAAACTTTGCTGTGCCATATTGACACCGGTTCTGAAGCCTTCCAGTTTCTCCTGTGTTTCTGTCTGGAGATTCTGAGTTGTCAACTTAGCGCCGATCTGTGCTCCGGCGATGTTTTCTGCAGACTGAATCCGTTTGTCATCAGCCTGTGATTTAACTCCAATCTGTGCTCCAGCCACTTTCTCTTGTGACTCAATACGAGCACGTTCAAGCTCAAGTCTGGCTTGGTCAATGGCGAAGTCCATCTGGTCTTTCTGTGCTTTACGCTGCAGTTCGCCTTCCTTGATTTGCGTTTCTTTCATCTGAAGCTGAAGCACGGGGTCTTGTTGTTGCTGCTCGATCTCTTGCTGCTTGACTTCCGCCGTGTTCTTTTGCAGCAGTTTGTCAGCGGCTTGCGCCACGAGACGTGAAATATCAACTTCAACATCTTCAGGCAGACCTTCTTCCAACGACGGCAGCGGTACACCCAGTTGCTGCTCGATCTGGTTGCGATAAGCAAAGCCAATGTGTTCAGCAATATGCGCCATACCCGCAGCCATCAACGCTTGCGCGTTGGGGTTTTGTGCCATCATCGCTTGAATCTTAGGATCGTTGCCAAACGCCATGTGAGTTGCGATATGCGCTTCGTGGTCTTGATACGCAAATGCTTTAATTGGGTCGCCTTTGATAAGCGCCATATTTTCAGAGACAGGGTCCATAGGCTTAATGTCATCTTTAGCCGGAATAATCTTGTCCGCATTGCGAACTCCAAGGACTTCCACCATTTGACGATGTAATACTGATAGATCATAGAGTTGAGGCGCCGTTTGTGCTAGTTGAAGGACTGCCTGATACTGCGCGATTCTCTGCGACATTGTCGTTGCGTTAGGATCACTGACGGGGATTATCTCCACCGTGTCGTAGTCAGACTGTTTAATGTACGCACCAGTTTCACCATCTGGCTCGTAGCTGTACTCTTCCGGAGTGTAGTCACGGACGATTTCTTTCAGTATGCGAAACTCACTCTTCATCGCCGCGTGGATGCGCGCTTGTATCGCTGACATTGTTTTCAGCGTGCGCTCAAGTATTGCCAGTGTCGATCCAACTGGCGCGTTGGGCTGCATATCTGCCACGTTGACATCAGCAACCGCCGCGAAGCGACGACCTTCAGCAACAATGTTCTCCAACAACTGATACAGCACCATTGATGGTTCTTTGTACGGCAGCGGAACAATGTTCTCTTTAATAGTGCCGCTTGGCACATCAACGTCTCTCCACTCACCGGGCGCGATGGGAGTGTCATCCCCCTTGATACGCAACCCTCTGGACTTCAGACCACCGGGCAGGTTAGCCAGTGTTCCCGCATCAACGAGCTGGCGAAGCAGCGATGTTGCACCTTTGGCAAAGCCACCAACAAGGTGGATCAGACCAAAGTCATAGAAGCCAAAACCCGGGATGTAAGAATACTTGGCAAAGTGAATCCTACGGCGTTTCTCGTCATCATCCTCACGCCAGTTGCGATAAATCGCCAAGATAGTGCCGGTACCTTTCTCGATGTGTACGACATACGGCAGCTCAATACCTGTCTCGTTGCCATCCTTGTCAACATCCTCATAACCCGGAATATCAAGGTCGACGTGGTACTCGAGTATTGTGTAGCGGTCATCTTTAGCCGCATCCATACCGGTGTACTCATCCTTGCGCTTCTGGATGTCATCAATGTCTGGTTGTGGATCACCCAACTCAACGTCACGATAAAAGCCACTGACCTGCAGCTTGCGCAGCTCATTCTTGGTTTTCTTCATGCGGTGGGCGTAACGTGTCGCAGACTGTAGATCAGTCGCACCGTAACTCACGACAAAGTCTTCAGCCGGAACGAAGGCAGACACCGGACGTTTATCGTACGGGTTGTAGTAGGCTTTCTTGAACGCACAACCTGCAATAGGCAGGCTCCACAACAACCGCTCGTGCTCCGAGCGATAGTCCGTCATTTTGTCTGTCAGCCAGTGGTTCATGTCATCGCGCACACGTTCTGAGGCTTCTTCACGCTCGCGTGTCAGTTTACCGATGACTTTAGTTTTAACAGGCCCGCTGGCGGGGAATGTCTCCATGATTGTTTCTGACTGGAAGCGTACAACTGCTTCTGCCAGTATGGGGTGGGTGACACCACAGGCGCCTTCCCAAGGCTCCGAACGATCCTCAATCTTGAGGCCAAGCAGCTCTAAACCTTCTTTATATGTATCTTCCCAGTCTTTGCGCGAGCCAATGTCTGCAGAGTAGTAGTCGAGCAGATCAATAGATATAACTGCCAGCTCTTCTTCGTCCAAGAACTCAGCGAGGTTGGCATCAAACATCTCACCTGTTTCTGGTTCTGGTGACAATGAAATTTCTAACCCGTCAATTGAAATATTGACTTCTTCTGGGTCTACAATCTCAATCTCCAGCGCTGGTTCTTCAAGCGCCGCCTCTTCGATGCCTAGTGGCATCTGGCTCAGACCTTTTTCAATCATTTCCGTTCCTCATCAATAGTACGCTGCTTTACGCGCTGTGAACTTCTCGTCGTCCCATCTATCCGAGTACAACTGTATAAACCCGCCTTGGCGGAACCGCATAAGTGCGTATACAGATGAGTCAACTTGGTCGTCGTGCTGCATATTTGGAAAACCACAGACCTCGTCTACAAGGTCTTCAGCCCAGCGACGCCCCGTCGGATACCATACCATACCTGAGGCGAATATATCAGATACGGCGTTTAGTCTAGCAATTTTATCGCCCGTGCCTCTCGTCGGTGTTATTTCTTGCACCGGTATACCAGCAGCGCGCATCTCCTGATACAGCGGAACACCAGAGCTCTTTTTCTCCACCACGAACCAATCAGGGCGCCACTCCATATACTCGTCGTACGCCCTACGTTTTAGTTCTGGAAACTCCATCCGCTCTTTTACCGCGTTCAGCAGAATTATCGCCGCCTCGCTGACACCATCCTCGTTGTCTCTGTAGAACACACCCCATGTTGTTATTGACGTGTAGTCCGCTCGGTTGTTCTTCTCGGCAGCGGCGTCCAACGACATAATAATGTACTCACAGGAGGGTGGGTCGTCTCGCTCCCACTCTCGCCACCACTCACGTTTAATTATTGACGCTTCCCGACTCGTCGGGCGCTGCATGTACTGGGCTTCCCACTGGAACGACGGCATGGACGCTTTTGTTTTTAGCAGGCTTTCTACTGTCCACTGCTCGGGCCACAGCGACCGGTATTTCTCCACGTCAAGCGCAAAACTGTCAACGCCCGCGTTCTCAAACATTGCCGGAAACTCAACCACGTCCCACTGGTCCGCATCAGGATTACGTATCATGTCCTTGTGCAACCGTCCTATTAAATCTTGATCTGCCCACCGAGTCGCAACCACGGCCACAGAGCCACCCGGCATCAGACGTGTACGAGCGCCGTAGGCGTACCACTCATAAGCTTTCTGGAAAACCTCAAAGTTGCCATTAAGGACATCTTGCTCATTGTGAGGATCGTCAATACAATTGTGTGTTCGCATCCAGCTAGTACCATCGAGTACGAGGAACTCGTGATTTGGTTCAACAGTAATGTCGTACAATGGTTCGTCGCACGGCAAAAGTTCCCGGCTGCGAACGGTAGCGTAGCCTAGAAAACTAGACGTAAACCAGTCAATTAATCTATATAGCGCCACACAAACCCTCCAGCTGTGGCGTTACCACCGGATAAGCACTTGGCGACTGTCCCGTACTTCAACCCCGTAGCCGTTACGGCGTCTTTAATAGAGCTGTAGGTTGCTAACACTGCTCCGGTGTTTGGGCATATTTGCTGGCAGGGGAGCCTAACCCGTTTTGCGGGGGCGAACAGTTTAGCCCAGCGTTGGTGGATAGTTGGAATTTTAATCTCATACTCTTCCGCCCATTCTTGAAGAGTGCGCCGCTCGCCATTCATCTCAATGTAAATGTTGTTACTGCGGTTATTAGCGTTCTGCTTAGGCAGCACCCACCGAACATTACCCGGAACATACCCTAGGTCATTATCGACCCTATCCAACTGGTGGTCTTTTGACGGACGCTCTCCTACCCCCACTGCAAAGGCGTGGAAGTCTGATGCCCAGTCTTGGTCTATCGTTATGCCTCTCATTTGATACGTTTCAGCATGTCTGGTCTTTCCAATTAGTCCACATCTACGGCGCACGCCCTTCCAGATACTGTACAAATTGTTAGACCGGCTATTTACTTTTGGCATCCAGTAACAATTATCTGGCGTAAAGTCTTTGTTTTTGTCGTGCCGCGCAAGTTGGGAATTGTCAGGCTTCTCCTTCATGTCGGCAAGGAATGTTTCGTAAGTTTTCCATTCTTCGCACACTTTTATACCTTTACCACCTATGCTTGGGTAGTCTTTGTTCGTCGCGGTATAACATCGGTTCATCATGCCTTGCCAAGCTTTGCGTGTAGGTGCTTGAGATGGGAAGCGATTGTGGTCCATAAAGTTCTCCACAGGGTTTGAGTCAAGATTCGGTCGCCAACACGAAGCTCACCAGCATGCACCCAACCTTTCGGCGTTAAAAACGGGTGTTCAAGTGAGGCTTCTATAGAGTTGATCTTAACTTTTTTAATATGGATCGTCAACCATTTATTTGTTACTCTTTCCCAGCCAGTAACAGTAGATATTTTAGCGCCTATTTGTAAGTGTTTAATGGGGATAATACCGTCGTCTTTTGTTTTAACTTGCACACTGCCAGCTAGGCAAAGGAAGTGCGCACCGCGACCAGCGATAGCACCGCCTATACCCACGGCGAAGTATTCTCCGCCCCTGTTAGTGCTCCACCGCCCAGCCGACTTAGAGTCCACAGCCAGACTCACGTCTGGAAATATCCGCTTATACTCTTCCGTCGCTACGATGTTTCTGACCTTACGACCAAAGTCTACCGCCAAGTCTGCGGTGTGCGACACCATCATTATTTTCTTGTCAGGCCAGTTACCTATGAACCACGCAGGAAAAAATATAGATGTCAACTGCGATTTACCAAATCTCGGCGCGATTGACACAGTGACGCGGCTTTTTCTGCCGTAGGCCATGTCCTCTAACCACTGCGCCAGCTGCTTGTGGTGAGCACCCACTTTGTAGTCGGGCATCATGGCTATGGCGAAATCTAACAGTGAGTTACGCGCCCGTTCTGCCCACTCTCTAGCCTCAAGCTCTTCGAGGGCTACAAGCACCGCCTTCTGTTCAGCCGCAGACAGCTTGTGTAAGTTGTTTAGTAGTGTCTCAGCTTCTTCTCGACTGATGCTCATAGTCGTTCAAGCAAGTCTTCTGCGTCTAAGTTATGCACAGCTTTTTCAGCTTCTACTAACACTGCGTCCTCTATTTCTTCATGCAGCGTCTCGTCAGGATTTATAATCTTCTCAAGCTTAGACCGCAGCAGCGCTTCCAATTCCGGAGTAGTCTGCTGGGTTATTGTGATCTCTTTGCGTTCAGTGAATATGCCGACATCTGTCATCTTACCCAGCAGCTCTAGGGCACGTAGCCGTATCTTGGGGTCATCATCGTCTGACTCTTCAAGTAGCCGGTGTGCTACGTAGCTGCGCAGTTTATGCACCTCGTCGATGATCTCGTGGTCATACTGTGTGAGCAGTGCCTCCAGCTTTAACATCACGCCGGGCTTTGTGCGCTCGTAGGCAGTGGGGGGGCGACCCTCACTGAATATATCTCTGGCTATCTTTTCGTCGTCTTCAAAGACTTGGATGTCGGTGTCGCCTAACTCTTTTAGAAACGCCGCAGTATTTGCAGCGACTGTGATTTCTTCACGCGGGGTTAAGGCAGGCTGCTCTTCCACAGGCGTTCGGTCCAGTTCTGGCACGAGGACCAGATCATCTTCAGAACCACCAGCAGTAATCAGGAAGTCGAGCATAATAGAATATGTTAATGCGCACGAAGCGTTGGGCTGATAGTAGCAAATATTTTTAAAAACGCAAGCATAGGGTACCAAATAAAAAAGGGGTATGGGGGGTCTGACGAGTTGAGATGTCAGGAAAACGTGAAGGGGGTGGGGGGTACTTTGAAAAAATGTGAGGATTGTTTGAGCGGATTAGTAAAGTAGAAGAGTCGGAGTCCCGCGCGCTTTTTGGGGGGTGTGGGGGGTCTTGCCCCCTGCCTAGCTAATCAAATCACCTGACAGATTGTGCCCGATCGGGCATCGCGTTGCCCTGTTATCCTGTTGACAATTCAACCCGTTAAATGTTATTATGTATTCACTGGATGCAATACCGCATGCAGTTACTTATTAACTATTGAGGATTCAAACATGAAAGCATCAACCAAAAAAACCGCAACAAAAACCGCAACAAAGAAAGCACCAACCAATCGCGCCAAACTTGTCGCGCCAAAGTCTAATGACATTGTGGCAAAGGTCGCCATTGCCAAAGGCAGTGAAGGACTGATCTATAGCACGAAGGCACCAAGCGTTACTGTAGAATCAGTCAACAGCGCTGGAAAAACAATGACTGACCTTTGCATTGCATTCTTGCATGGCAATGCACCAAGCGTTATATACCAAACTGCACAGGATAAAGACAAGCCAATGTCCAAAGTGTTCCCGTTATTGGATAGTACTAGCCGCTCGCGCATAACCCGCATTGCCAAGGTATCGCCCAAAGTGTTGCGTGATAAATGGCTTGCCTACCTGAAAACTAAAAAGGTAGTGCGCGAGCCTAATCTAACCGGTCTTGCTATGGCAATCGGGGAAAAGCAAAAAGACGGGATTAACACTGTCTCGTTTAAAGACCAATTCATTGCAGCTTGGGAGTCGCTGGATAGTGACAAGCAAAACAATCCAGATTATATTGTGCTAGCAGACCTGTATAGTGATGCGAAACCCGTAGAGAAAGCCTAACCCACCCTGCCCCTACCTTTCGGTAGGGGCTTTTTTTTGTCTGCGATTTATGCCCGATCGGGCATAACGCAGGTCACTTCGTGACCGTACCTGACCGTCCCCCATCAATCAGCTGTCAGCTCTGGTGTTTGTCAGTCATTGAGATGTCACAGCGTGACCGAACCTGACCGTCCCCCAATCAGCTGTCGGCTTGCGGCGGCAATCAGCTGTACAAAAATCAGCCAATTTTGTGCCCGATCGGGCGTTTTTGGGCAGTGGAACACGCTAAGTCATTGAAAAGCAGCATGCTCGAGGGGTAAGTGGCAGTCGTGTTCCATCGTGTTCGGATCGTAGGAACACGCAAACCCGCACTAGCACGCCATTGTTCCTGTGTTCCTATATATATATATATAATTATAGAAGAAGAAGAAGAAGAAGAATCTAAAACAAAAAAAATTAGAGTTAAATTTTTAATTCAGGGGGTTGGAATTTTTGGGAGGGGCATTTTCAAAAACAGAACACAATCTGTCCACCCCCTATTACAGATAATCTCTTTGCATATCAGACACTTACTGTGTTCCACGAAACAGAACACGAAAGGTTTACAAGTCGGATTTCCTTAGCAAATTCAAAGACTTGCCGTGTTCCACGAACTATTACACTTCCCACACTATTACAACTCCACCCAACTCCACCCAACTCCGCCCACCTAAAAAATGGAACAATCGATGGAACACGCCCTAATACAGCGTCTCACAACCTGCTACAACGTACCAAATACTCTTCACAACTAGAAACACTGATTTGACATCTCAATAATACTATGGTATAATACGAAGTATGAAAAATAAAAATTTAACGAGTTAAATTTATGTATCCTGTTGAAGCTCAGAAATTATACATAATTCTAACTTTCTAAA